CGTTATACAGTTTTCGCTGCCTAACACGGCGACTTTCGGGTTTAAACCCGATCTGGTTACGCGGCCTGGCGAAGACCTCGCGAAGTTCATTCCGCAGTCTGCGCTCGACTTGATTAGCACTGAAAACGGCGGCGTGAAACTGAGCAAGCGTAGCGTCGGATGGACGGTGTTATAATGCCGATCATTCCGCTCAAGCAGAAAATCACCGTTAAGCGCGTGAAGACTGTTAATGATCCGATAAGCGACATGTACGACGGATGGGGCCGACCGATTCCCGGCGACGAAATCACGCTGGACGCGCGGGTAACGGAAGAAACGAAAGTAGTCACGAATCAAGCCGGCGAAGAAGCGGTAACCTCGCTGCGCATAATCCTCGATAAATTGGCGGATGTCTCGTATGACGACGTAATAACGTATACGAACGAAACGGGCGTGGCGGTCGCGAGAAAGCCCGTCAGAATCGAGATTAAGCGCATGTTGAGCGGCAAGCCGATTCTCACGGAGGTGTATTTGTGATGAAATCGTTAGAACTCGATATCTCGCGCTTTATCCATGCGATAGAAGACGCAGCGGAAACGGTGGCGGACGCAGCCAAGCGCGGAATGCACGACGCTCTCGACGAGTGGAAAGCGGAATCCGTTGACGTTGCGCCCATCGATAAAAGTACGTTGCGGCGGTCGATTCACGTCGGGGAAATTAGCGGTGATGGCGCGAACCTGACGGGCGAAGTCGTCGCTAACGCGATCGAGTCCAACAAGGGCCGGCGCTTCAATTACGCGTACTACCTGCACGAAGTCGCTCCGGGAAAAGGTATAAATACTCGGACGCCGGGCACTACGCTTAAATTCCTCGACCAGCCTGCGGAAAAACACGGCGATAAATGGCTCCGCAAAATTGAGGCCGAAATTGAATCGGAACTGAAACGGAAGGGGTGGTGACTTGTCGCTAATCACCGATATTACGTCCATCGAGGACTTCGTGAAATCCGCGTTTCCATCGGCGGCCACGTATAAGCAGGATGTGCCGCGCAAGCCCGCCCCGAATACGTTTGTGATTCGGTTTTTGAGCGATTCGCGGGAATTGGAAACCACGAAGACCTACCGGATAGACCGCGAGTACCAAGTGATCTATATCGGTACGGACGCTCCCGACGTGTTAACGCAAATGGACTCGCTGAGCAAAGCGCTGTATCAAACGAAATTAATCCCGCTAAATGACGACTCGCTGCGGTATATCCGCGTCGAGTCGTTTTCTATATCGCAGCCATTCCGCGAGGAAACCGCTGATTTATACGCCTGTATCGGCGTGCTATCGACGGAGATCCGCGAGGCTCGCGACCAAGCGACTTACGACAAGATTATGCATGTTTACAGTCGCATTACTCTCGAAATTTAAAGGGGGCCACTAAATGGCAGGCAGTTGGGACCCGTCGGCTTTGCCGATTGAACCGGGTCTATACATTAACTTTAAAGAAGCCGCAGCCGCGCAAATCAACGGTGGCGATCGTGGGACTGTCGCAATTCCGTTGCTGACGTACAGCGGCGGAACAGCGGCCGCCAAAACGATTTACACCGTTGAAACCGAAAAGGACGCGGTTGATCTCTTCGGCTCGGACAATATCCAATCGATTAAATTCGCGTTGAGTGGTGGCGCGAAGGAAGTTCTCGTTTACACCATGCCGGCCTCGCCCACAACCGCCGATTACGCGGATATGCGCGCGGCTTTCGACGCTTACGATTTCAACGTATTCGTATTCGACGGTGAGGCAAACGACACCGAGCAAGCGAATACCAAAACGTGGGTAGCGCAGAATCGCGATGACGGCAAGCACTTTATGGCGGTATTCGGCGGAGACTCGACCGATGACGCAGATCCGACGGCTGGCAATACGCGTTCGACCACGAATGCCGACGATTACATCGTTAACTTGATTACCGGCGTAGTCATCGATGGTACGTCGTATTCGTCCGCTCAATATTCGCCGTATATCGCTGGACTCATCGCAGGTACCGCGATTAACAAGTCGATTACTTTCGCCCAAGTTAGCGTGGCCGACGTGACGAAACGTTTGACGAATGCGCAGATTAAAGCAGCGCTTCAGGCGGGATCTCTCGTACTCGTCAACGATGGCTCGAAGGTCAAAGTCGAGCAGGGGCTGACGACGAACAAAACGAAAATCCGCACGATTCGCGCCCGTCAAGCGGTGTCTACGGACATCATGAAGACTGCGGCCGATTCGTACATCGGAAAAATCGATAACAACGAGGACGGCCAAGCGGCGCTCATCGCAGCGGTCAAGGTTTACCTCGAAACGCTCCAAGCCGAAAACGTGCTGACCGGTCCCGTTGTCGCGATCGATCCGCAATACCAATCGGTAGGCGATACCGTTTACCTGGCGATCTCCTACGTCGAAGTCGATTCGATGGAACGGATTTTCCTCACTATTAACGTTTAAGAAAGGGTGAACATAAATGCCGATCGATTCTAGGCGCGTCATCAAAGGCGAGTTCGGAGAAATCTGGAAGGACGGGGTTCACCTTTCGAATTTCTATTCCGCTGAGCTCACCGCAGATATCACATACGACGACGTTAAGCGTTCCGGTACGCGTACAACCGGAAACAAAGTCGGAACGATTAAATATTCCGGCACGATTACCGGTTATAAAATCACGTCGGAACTCGTTAAACAAATCGCGCAGGTTACCAACGACGCATACGGCGCTTTCGTCTGCGAACTTATCTTTAAGGTGGCGGACCCCGAAAACGGTGTAACGCAGCGCCTTCGCGTAAAAGGCGTACAGTTTACAAAAATCGATTACCTCAAGTTCGATCACGGCTCTATCGTGGAAGAGGAGTTACCCTTCGTTTGTGACGGGGTAGAGTGGATTACCGGTTAATGGTGGGAGGAGGCGCAATCCTCCTCTTTTTTATCTCTTTGATTTCGAAGATATCGGAGGTCATACGAATGTCCAACGTTAAAAATACAGACGATGTTTTGCGCGCGCTGCTTGATACGGAGTTGGTACCGGAAAAAGACGTTTATTTGCGTAGATTCGGTGTCAATTTTCGGATACGCGCCATTGACGGAAACCTGCTCGATCAGATCACGGAGGAATGCACATATCCGAAAAAAGGCGGCGGAAGCACGTTTGACAATAAAAAATTCAGCATGTCCGTCATTACGTACGGCTGCGTTAATCCGAATTGGTCGTCTCCGGAAATCCTCGCCAAGTTCGGACCTACGCCGATTGACGCGGTGCAAAAACGCTTGTTGGCCGGTGAGCTGAAGCTACTGTCCGACGAAATCCTCGGATTGTCCGGATTCGGAGAGGACGAGAACGCGGAGATTGACGAAGTAAAAAACTAATCCGCGGGGGCGGTGAGCCGTGGTTAATCGCGGAGATATTCCTGCGCACAGGGCGAATGCCTCACGAAATATACAGCGCCCCCAAAGGATCAAAACGTTTTATGTACGCGGCCATACTTGAACGACTTGAACGGGAAGGAGGTTAATCGTTGGCCTACGAATTAAAAGCGAAAATTACGCTACAGGATTTGATGTCGCCGAAATTACGCTCCGTTGAAGAGCGCCTAAAAAAGGCGGATAAGGTTGCGGAGGAACTGGCGAAAACGTTCGGAGTCGTCGAGCAAAAGTCGGAACTGGCGGCGTTTGCGCTGAGCATGGCGAGCGACAAGAGCGATAAATTTGCGTCGTCCAGCCGGAGGGTACGTAGTGAGAACGATAAAACACGCTCATCCTTCGATAAACTGCGCGGCTCTATACGCAAAACTGTCGAGGCTGTCCCCGGTAAACTCGGCGGCATGGTTAGCGGGGCTGTAGGCGGCATATTTGATTTCGCGAAGTATGCGGCTCTCGGCACAGCGGCGGCTGGCGGGGTGCTAACGGCACAAGCGATGAAGCTCTCGTCTGACGCGGAACAATCGATGATCGGCTTTACCACTATGCTCGGGAGCGCGGATAAAGCGTCGAAGTTTCTCGCCGATTTAACGGAATTTGCGAATACGACACCGTTCGAGCTCCCGCAATTAAGAGACTCGTCCAAGCGGTTGCTGGCGTTCGGATTCAGCGCTGAAAAAGTCCTCCCGATGTTGACAGCGGTCGGTAACGCAGCGTCCGGATTGGGACTCGGCCAGGACGGGATCGACCGGATCACGCTCGCTCTTGGCCAAATGCAGGCGAAAGCGAAAGTTAGCGGTGATGAGATTGAGTGTACAGTCTCGGCTATTGGCGACAGTAGCAAAAATAAACCTTGTGAACCATATTGCTCGTGGGTGTGGGCCGCTTAATTTGGCCTGCTAACGGTGGAACCCTAACGTAAAGACGAGGGCAATACCGTGCCAAGCCGGAATTATTCCGGAAGGTGTAACGACTATCCGAAAGGAGTAGGGCGGAAGTTGAGCTACCGTCCGAAGCGCAAGGGGCCTCACGCAGGCCATGATATAGTCTGTGCTCGTGGAAACACGGGGTTTCACGGTTACAACTCACGGAAGCCGGCATTCCAGCGTGGCAAATGCTCGCCGATAAGATGGGCGTTACGACAGCGCAAGTCATGAAGATGTCCGAAAAGGGCTTGATTCCCGCCGACAAAGCGATTAGCGCACTTATCGAAGGCATGAACAAGAAATTTCCCGATATGATGGAAAAGCAATCACACTCGCTACAAGGGCTCTGGTCGACGATGAAGGATACGTTTAATAACAAACTTCTCGTTCAGTGGGGCAACGGTATTGCCGCCGCGTTAAAGCCACGCTTCGAGCAGATCGTGAAGTGGATCGATACAAACGGTGACGCTATTGATCGTTGGGGTAAACGGATAGCGAGCGCTGCGCAAGGTGCCGCCGATTGGATTGCGAAGAAATTCGAGGGCGCTTTCACCTATGTTAAATCGCATTTTCTTAATAATCCCGACTTCACGCGTATTCCGGACATCGAGGGCAAAGTGCAGTTCATTATCGGCGACCTGATGGGTACGTTTAGGGCGTGGTACGCTTCGTCGGGGCAGTCGCTACTAACGGATATTGCAACGAACGTTACGTCTACGATCGCGGCCGGTATCAGCGCGTCATCCGGTCCGATAACAACCGCGGCCATCGATATCGGCAAGAGTATCGGTTCGGGGGTAGCGAAAGGTCTACAGCAAATGGTCGCAAGCCATCCGCTGTTATCGTTAGTCCTCGGAGCAGGAACCGGAGCGCTCGCTGGCGCTCGTTTTGGAGCGGTGGGGGCCATCGCAGGGGCTGCCGCTGGATTCCTCGGTACGGCTGCAGTTGGCGCGGGGGTTCTCGGTGGAAGTGGCGGTGGATCGTCGAAGAAACCTTACGAGAATCTCCATTCTGGCGCAAACGGCACGCAATCTAGCGGGGCTTTGTTGCCGGGTAGTGACGGAACGATCTACGTCAATCCTGCGCGATTCAGCAGTCACGCGGGCGGCCTTTCTCGCGTTCCGTACAACGGTTATCCCGCGCTGCTACACAAGGATGAGCGCGTGCTGACCGACGGCGAGGCGAGTAAGCGCGGTAATGGCGGTAGCGTAGTCGTAACGGGAAATACGTTTGTCGTGCGCCAGGAATCGGATATCGACGCGATTGCCGACGCATTGGCACGCAGATTATTTACGGTAGCCGGAGGTGTAAGCTGATATGGCGGATAATGCGATTCAATTCTGGCTCTCGTTCAACAACGGCGCTGAAAAGCTCCGCCTCCCGGTAAATC